AATCATACGTGTGGCAGCAAACCCGCCGACCGGACCAGTTGGTGGCGGACCACCACCGCCGCCAGAGCCCATAGGACCATTGCCAGTGATTTCCCACAAGCCATCGGTATTGTAAGTCAGCGTGACGATGCTGTGCGCAAGTAATTCACCGCCAACGAGTGTGGCTTGTCGCAGCAATATATTCTTTGCACCCAAGCCGTTTAGGTTAAGCGAAGCCGGTCCCGTGTTGGTGTTTGCAACTCTTATCCGGATCGTCATACCGGGATAATACAAATCCGGAGTCAACGTTAATTGAGCAGCCAATAAATTTGTAGAACCAGTATCAGCAGCATACGTTATCCCGCCGCTTTGAATTGCCTTTGTGAGTTGTGTTAGATCGGCATCTACCGGATTTAATCCAGCATGAGTTATCGCATTGACAATTTCGCGCTGCGGATTTTCAATCGACATGGCTGGTGGAATAGATCCCATCTGTCCAGTCGAGGGATTGCCATTTATGTAACTGGCGTTTGGATCGCTGACGCCATAAGGCTGTACATATTTCACTGTCTGTCTCCTTTAAGGTGTCCCAGCCATCGGATCACCAGGATCACTCAGGCCAGCATAATCGAAGATGATGTAAGTATGCGCTGGCTTCCAACGATCTAACAAACATTCAAGATCATCGGCCAAGCCAATACGCAAATGCGGATCAACACCGGTCTGCCCTTTAGTGACACGAAACCATGTCAACGAAGCAGTACTGACATGAACGGTCCAATAGCAACGATTTTCCGGCGGACCAATCCCATAATTTGGCCACTCAGATAATTCGCCATCAGCAACCGGCACACCGCTAGTATTAAGGATCGGTTGATCCCATTCGTTATACATCGGCGTTGACCCATCGCCGTAAACCCGGTTATCTCCGCAACGATCAAGACCAACAACAAACACACGGTATTCTGTAATCGTAATTGTGTATCCGATCTGCGCGGCCACTTGAATAAAAAATTCGCGTGACTGCGCACCCTGCATCGTCATGCGCATGAGAAGCGCAAGTTGCCGCTGGCCTATTGTCTGTGGCGCTTCGTAGCAGGGATCTGGCAACCCCCAATTTCGTTCCCAATCCGGCAGCAACTCTATTGTCTTGCGAGGATCACTTTCAATCTCTAACAGATCAGCAGCACGTCCATCGACAAATCCCCAGTACTCACACAAACCCGCAACGACCTTGTACAACAAACTATCCGGATGCCGTGGCCACGCCTGTCCTTGCGGTAACAGCGCCATGAAAGCGTGGCGGTAATCATCACCAGTACGGCGGACGTGACGATCGATTTGATTACTCATAAAGGATCGTCTCCAGCACCGCCATGTGGCCTAACGACGGCATCACATAATCATCCGTAGTAACCAGCTCAAACGACTGCACGCTAGGTGCGCTCATGATTGCGTAACTAACCCAAGCTGCAAAGATCGTCTGTCCAGGAGCCGCTTGAGCAAACAGCATGCTACGAATGCTCAGCTCGATTTCACCACGTGCACCTTCCGTATCCGGAACGAGATTAGCAATCGTTATGTCGATAAACTCTTTAATCGGTGCCAGTACATAACAATCCTTTACTGTCACCGGACGCATCTTATCGATGTACGTTGCGACACCTTGTATATCATCTGGTGTTGGCCAGCCGTCATCATCCGCACGCAAATCATCCATTAAAAATCGAACAGTAATCGTCCCAACACCCTGTTCAGGTCCAGCCCACGCGCGCGTAACTCCTGGACAAGCCAGCGCCCAATTTACATAATCTGCTTGCGAACCACCCATCGGCGGATTACGAATACGTAACAAGATCCGTTCACGTAATTGATTATCAGTTTCTGCATCGGTGCCGCCTTCTAACTTTTCAACAATAACGGAGCCATCAACACCTGCGATCGCAGTAATAAAACTTAACGCGTCACCTGAAGCGTGATTACCCGCAAGACCAGGATTGATAGCTTTGATGTCAACCGACGTTAGTCCGGTACCGAGCGTGATACCTACCAACGTTTCGTAATTCGTTGTGCCGTCTGTCAAGAGGGTAGCGTACGGTACCGGGACTCCGGTTGTACCTGTCATCGTAACTGAACCGGTAGCCATCGTTGCTACCTTACGACCAATCGTCCCGTCAGCGTTCACTAACCAAATATCACCGTGCCGATCTAGCCATTCATGTTCAGCCGTATCCGGCAGCAGCTGCAGCGCTAACCAATCCAGATAGCGTAAAGTTAAATGCGCAAGCGCAGCCATCGCGTCAGACATAACACGCAACACGCTGTTACCAACGAACGTAGCGTGGCCAAGAAATGTAGTAACTTCACCACGAACGTTCGCGCGAACTTCTCTTAGCGTCGGGGTTGTCCATGGCATACGTTACTTCCTAATCCCGTTCCATAAGTCCTGAAAGAGCAACTCTATCTGTAACTGCGGTCCACGATAAACTCTTACCAGAACATTGATACGTTCTATACTTGCTCTCGAGGCTTCAACAAAGACACGACTGCAGATACGCCTATCAATCAACGGCTGTAATGCAGCTTGACAATATTGTTCAGCACGAACTAGCGTCGCACCCTCACTCGACTCTGACGGCGTAATTTTAGCACGACTTAATAACCAGATCTTTGCACCAATTGGCCAGCCGCCCCAAATTGTATCAGCATCCAAATCACCCCACCACCCGCAACGATCTGTGCTATCAGGATCAGGAAGGACATCATCTGGATCGGCTAGAGCAAATGTCATCAATGCAACTTTTACGACGTTAACGAGCTCTTCGGTTTCATCCAGCGAACCATCTGGCTTTAAAAGCCAGTCCGCCCAAATCCCTTTTAAATTAGTAACGTTGATTACACGAACGTCTGTCATATCATTCACTCAATGCGATTATATCACGTTGCATAAACGCTGGGTGTACCGTTTGATTTTCTGCAATCAGTTCTTCACTACGTGATCCATCAGCGTAGATACGATTAGACAACGCCAACGCTGGATAATTAATTGCCATGTTATATTGCACGACACGTGGCAACTGACGTTCTGCATAAGACAGATGTGCAATGAGTAACGCAGCGGTGCTAATAAATCCCTGGTAATCAACAGCTGCAAACGAGTCAGCTTTATTTAATTTAACATTCTCAATTACCACAGACACTGCATCCATTAAGATATCAACTTCATTCCGGCTACCAAACTCAGTCACAGTAATGATTTGACATTGCTCCGTAAACGAAAATATAATCCCAGCGTTAACGACAACGTTACCTAAATTATATACCGGCACTTCTGCAAACAGCGACTCATAAACCCTGTTCATAGAATTAAGTGTAGCACCAGCCGTTCGTGCCAGCTCAAAACAATTAAGTAGCTCCGTACCGAAAACTTTATTAGTTATATACGTAGGAAACTCCACAAGAAATTTTCCAATCGCTGACCGCATAACTGCACCGTCCATCGCAGACGAAATTGGAAACGTAATTAATGCAGCCATCAATCTTTGGACTATACCCAAAGCCTCTGTGTATTCTGGTTTCTTTATCATGGTGTCGCGTAGGGGTCTGCTGTGATCTGCGCACCCTGCGCCTGTGCATTCGCTGTTTCAGCTGCACTAGCACTAGTATCTTGCGCTGAACTCTGTGTCTGAAAAGCACTACTGACTTGCTCAGGTGTATTTCCAGGACTGCCAATTTCTACAAACGTCATTTCAAACGTGCAATACCCGCCACGTTCTCGAGTTTCAGTTACGTTATATCTTTCACAAAGACACAATTTTGGTTCAGCCAAATACGGATCAACAAGAGTACCACCCTGACCATTATCTAACGCTTGCATCAATGCACGCTTAACAAGATGATAACTCGGACCGATAAGATAGCCAGTAACTTGATATCGCGTTGCAGCTCTGCCCATGTCTTCGGCGTAAGGTGTATCCCGCTTAGGATACTCATGCAGCACCACCCTGCGGCCACCGCTGCGTGCTTGCTGCTCAACGTGATATCGTACGCCAGCAAATGAGGCTGGCATACCGCTGAAGCGTATGCGCCATGGTGCAGGAGCTACCTCTTGGATCGTTGCCATGTTATTTACAATTATCCGGAGCGACAACTATATCAGTACTAGCGAAACAACCATCCTTATTAACCCAAATCGCATTACCACCGTACTTGATATGTGTATGATCTTTGTCAACACGAAATGATTTACTCACATCTTGATACTGACCAACAACATTATTAGGACTGACAATCAATTAAAAATTACCACCACTCTCATTGATCGTCCACGTATCACTACCTTTATCATAAACACCAACTAATTTGGTACCACTATAAAATTCAATCTTGCCAACAGAAACACGTACTTCAGTATTAACGCTGTCACCTTCATGTTTGTATTTTTCTTGCTGTTGTCCACCACTACTACTGCCAGCTGCCGCGTCCTTCTGTGTTGCCTGTGTACCTGCTGAACCTCCGCTACTGCTGCCACTTGATTGATTTTTTTCAATCTTATGTGTTTGCATCTTTTTATTAACGTGACGCAAGCTAGCAAAACGTGTTTGCTTAGTTTTACTATCCTGCACCGAAGTACCGTCGAGCGACGTAACGTACGTACCATTATTTTTAAACAATACCATTTGCTCCGAGCCGTCCGGAGCATAATGCGCACCTTCGCCTTCACTCATCCCATAGGGTCGTACCCTTCGATCGTCAACCATAGCAACAGGGTGAGACCGAGACCCACCGAGATATAACATAACAGCTTCAGCAGCAGGTCCTGTGGGTTGATCATGATTCCAATCACCTTCCACATTTGGATTAGATGCAGGTGCAGGCTTTTTCTGATTTGGATCTGGTTGCTGTTTAATCGGAAACGCCGTTGTGCCTACCGCTTGCCAGCGTTCAAAATCTGACGGCGTTTCACTATGCGTAACATCCGCATATTTTACCTGCTGCATCAGGTGATCATCATCGAATTCGCGAATGGTCGCACGCGCCGTGCCCATACGAGCCTTACGTGTAGTATCTGTGAGTGTCGTGCGTATTGTCATTGCTGCGGTGTTGGTACACCCTCCCCTAGAGCCTTCGTGTTAACAAGTTCTAACTGTGTACGGGTACCCGTTGTGTTATCCTGACTGAACGTCGCGCTCTTAAGAATTAGCGCAGTACCATTCATAACCAGCATCGGTGATTGTACTGTAACATTCTTGCCTCTTTCCCACAAACCTCCAGACGGTTTCAACCAGCCATAAACCGTTGCGTATACCGTAACGTAGGCTTCGAGCATCCAATTACTTTCCGACTGTGCGCGGCCTTCATGCAGCTCTTTATGAAAGTATGGTATCTCTGGAATAAGTACAGCAGGAACATACTTCGGAGCAAACGTATCAAACGTCTTAGACGTAAATGGAATACTCGCAACCTTTGCTCCCCATTGATCGTCAGTACCCGGTCCCTGATTTGGTGATGGCACGCCACCGGCCTGATTAGGATCGTAAATAACTTCACGACCTTCTAACATATTTTTGCCTTCAACTACGCTATCACCACCGCCCGTACTACCAACTAAAATACAAAAATTACCTTGCACATCTCCCGCATGCGCGATCCCGATCGGACTACCGGGCACACCGAGGTGCCGCGTTAACGTATCAATAAAATCGTGTATCGACTCACCGGGTGTAACTGAATAACGCGGGATCTTAAAATTCGGTAACTGTCCACCTTCAATCTTAAGATTAATATTTAACGGCTTCAGCACGCTACGGATAATCTGCTCTGGTGTATTATTCTTAAACTCACCAGTCTTCGATATGACGCTCGAGGTTGCCATAGCTACATTGTTCGCACACTGAATTTCAATGTGATGCCGCCGTGCATCAACGAACACTTGCCGTGTCGTAACCTTGCCAGTAAAAGCCAATTGTCCAGCCAGCGTAACCGTGCAGGACATTCCCGGCATGATCTGAAGCTTGGACAGATGTACAGATAATGGCGATGCTTCACTGCAAGTAAACCGGCACGACATTGCTGGCATCTCGCGTAACTGATGCTTGACCGAGACCGTTTCCCAATCCTGGTAATTCGTCCCGTTCACCGTGAGAATAGCGATCTCTGTTGGCGCTACCATGTCATTCGAAAGAGTATGTGTTGAACGCAGTCACGCCACCACCAGCAACTGCAGCCTGTGGAGAACGCTTAATATTAGTCGGTATAAACGGACTAGCACCTTTTTCCCAAACGCTGCCCGGTTTATCCTTGTCACCAAAATTAATATCGACATTCGCAGTACCTACATTACCACCACTGCCAGCACGTAACGCATCATCAATCGTACCACGTGATAAGAATGGAATAGCTCTACCAGCTCCACTCCAGACGCCAGTCCCTGCTGTTGCGTCCGCTGCCCTTTGTCTTTCTGCCCACCGACGACCTGCTTCTCCATGCGCAGAAAACCACGCGCCTTCAACTTTATGCATCCCCCAATATTTAGGGTTCGACATATACTTAGCGTAATTCGGATCACCCCGCATACCTTGGTCAGTTGCGTAATCAGTAATGTTTGATCCGGCATAAACTTTGGTAAGCGCGGCCTCTCCTTCTGCAGCTGTCTTTTGGGAAATATTACCACTGATAAGATGCTTATTTACAGGACCGTATTGACCGGAATGAAGTGCCTGACTTATTGACATGTGGCGCATCGATGCGTAGTTAAATAATTGCTCCAAATTAGATTGGATACCGCCTTCATGCTGCATCGCGTCGATGGCAAATCTTTTTAACTGCGGATTGCCTTCCAACTCTTTCTTGAACCCCGCGCGTTGATCGGCAAGCGTACCACTAGGTCCGCTGTCGCCAAGATCGCCAGTCGTCTCCGCTGGTCCGCCACCACCCTTGCTCTGCGGAAACGACTGCCCAGCACCTGGACCGCTACGTCCCATCGGACCTAACGGACCACCTATAGCAGCGCCCGGACCTACGCTACTGCCACCACTTTTTTGCTGGTCCCATTTTTGAAACGTATCACGCATTTCGCGTAATAATTTATTTGAGTCCTTATCCGTATCGGCTGATTCCTGCACGAGCAACGAAGATCCCGGCTCGACTTCAGCCGCACCGGCTTCCATACTAAATTGCTTCCCAATCCAGTCCCATAAACCTCCAGCCTTACCGCCTTCTGGTCCACCGGGCAATTGGCTGTTCATGCTATCGATGATCGCGCGCTCGGTACGTATGCTGCCTAACGGTAACGTCTTATCCTTTTCGTCTTTCTGTTCACCTTCTTTCTTCTTGCCAGTCCACTTAGTGAGGAACGTATCGACTTCACCAAACGCTTTTACAACCCAATCAAATTCTTGTTTCGTTGTTGCTAGCGCGGGCATCACATACGTATTAAAGAAAGTTCTAAAATTATCTGCAAACGAATGTGCCTTTTCGTTTAGACCGTCGATCCCTTCCTTACCCATCATTTTATTAATACCCTCGATCATCGTATACGCCATATCCGTCCACAGACTGGTACCGATAGTCTCGAGGTTCGTCATCGTCTTGTGATACTTCGCGGCCTCACCTTCCTGAAATTTCCAGGGTTCAATCAACCCCTCCATTCCAACT